ATTTCAAGTATATAATACCTACCCTTATACCTGATGATCCCGTCACAAAGGAAACTCATATTGAACGCTTTGTTATACAGCTTCGTTTCATTTCCTTGCTGTGACACAACCTCTAAATCAAGTAACTCGCCACTTTCCTGCCTTTGTTTCACATAATCACCGACATTGACATACTCACAATCTATGCCAAAGTCCTTCATGTGCATAACCGCATTCTGTATTCTTTCGTGACGGTCGGAACCACTCTCACATATACCGACAAGCTCGCTCGATGCTCGGTCACCTTCAGGAGTTGCACCTGTTACCTGAAAATACATATTCCTGATACAATGAAGTGAGCTGGGCTTATACGTTGCGGACGGTTTACGACTTCCTGCTTCGTCTTGTTTTTCAATGGATGCTTTAAGATCGCCGAGGAACTGCTGTTCAACCGGCAGTTCCTCTTTTGCTGCATCCACAAGGTTTAAGACATTCAGTAATGCCTGACTCCTTGCCATATTATGCCTCCATTCTATCGTCTTCGAGAAGTGCAACGATCTGTGTTACGTTCTTGTCCTGTAACTTAACCGCAACATTTGACCCATAGAACAGATTGAGTTCCTCTTCGTCCGAAGTTGCGATCTGACTTCTCAACATCTCAATATTGATACAACAGGTGTACGGTGCAAAACCGATGCTCGAGATATACGGTATCAACTCTTCGCCACTTGAACGTTTACTGCTGAGCATAATACCCTCGTTTGTAAATGCCAGATATATCGCAGACTTATCATACGATGCTACGAACAGTGCCAACCTGTCGATGATGTTTAAGATCGCCGAACGTGATACCTTACAGTTTGATGTGAAGTCCTGATCCACCAACTTGTTTATCTGTTCAACAGGGAACGTTTCGATACCTTCAGTTATCGGGCTGAATATACCGTCCACATCGGTCGTGTAAACGATACTGTTCTGATCCTTCTCAACCTCAATAGTTTCACCTGAAACACTTGCCAACAGTTCCATAAGGGTCGGTGTTATCAGAAGTGCGTTGTCGAACATCGGAATATCATATCGACATATCTGCTTCCTGTTACTTGTGATAACCTGCTTACCGCAATAGTAACAAGTAAGAGCGGGGTAGTCCATATTGACCGCAAGTGAGGGTTTATTTGCAAGGATAACATTCTTAACCGTTGACACTTTGATCTCGCCAACCTTTTCCCTGAACCCTGCACCGATTTTGTTAGGAAACTTTGCCAGGTTACCGTTTTCATCAAGTGTGAGTTCCAGCTTGTATGTACCGTTACCCTTAACCTGTAACACATTACCGACAACCTCTAATGTAACATCGTCCGAGGTTGTCTTCTGAATAAGTTTTGTGAACGTATCCGCCATTACACAAACCTCAAAGTTTTCGCTGTCAACTTTGTCCGGGCTTGTTGCGTAGAAGTAGATAGTTCCGTTTGTGGTCGATACCATGAAATAGTTATTCTCGACCTTGACACTCATAAGGCTTGTCAACGGTATCAGCTTATTGTTGCTAACACACTTGATAGCCTTGCCCACCATTTCCTGGAGGGTACTTGTTTTGATTTTTACTTCCATACTCTTTTTCCTTTCTCAATTAAAAATCTGGTGTGTTACTTGTTATGTATAACATATAGTAGACACACCAGATTCTTAAAGTTGTTCTGTATTTATTCTGTTGCTTCTTCGGTTACAATGTCGGGTACCTTATCAAGTACCGCCTGGATCTTTGTTGATACAGGAATTGTTACAAACGGTACAAAGATACTCTCGTTAAGTGTTTCCATAAATGTACCGAAGCATGATGATGTAAAGATATCTCTCCAAGTCATCTCGAATGCTGAAATCCCTACGGGTGCAAACGCAAGTGTAGCGAACAAAGCATTGTCAACGAACTGTCCAAAGATGGTTGATACAACCGCACGAATGAAGAACAGTACCTTCGACTTACTTCCCTTCGCTGCTTCTTTCATCTTAATCATAATATACATATTCACATAGTTACCAACCCAGAATGCTGTGAACGATGCTAATGCTGTCCTGATACCATTACTGAATATCAGTCTGAATGCTTCGTTCTGATCCGGATATACACCAGGTAATGCAATTATGACCTGTGCAAGTACCACGATAAACAGATTCATAATACCTGCGAACGTGTAGATCTTCATTGTCGTCTTCTTACCAAACAACTCTGTTGAGATGTCGATAATCATAAATGTTGCCCACGACAATAGGCCACCGCCACCACCGAACGCAAATGCTTCTGTACCGAGTGTCTTCATCTCGAACAGGTTCTGCATTACGGTAAACACCGAATAGATTGCCATAAAGTAGGCGATGTAGGTCCACTTCTTTGTTTCTTTGTTCATTTTAATTTCCTCCTTCTGTTGTTATGCTCGTTAATAGTTATATCTTAAGGGAAAATGAATGAAAGCCCTTATGACCTATATTTGATAATACTGATTAAGTTTCTGCATGAGATTATCTGCTATCCTTGAATGTCCTTTTTCATTCGGGTGCAAACCGTCATTAGATATGTACTCGTCCATATTCTCAAGCATTTCATCGTCGAACATGCCGAGTATATCACAGGTGTACCGCACAATGTCAAGTAGTTTCTGATAGTTATCCTCATACACACTTACAGGGAACTTAAAGGCATAGTTTGCGAAGTAATCCATCTCTAAATACTCACACATCGCCTTACTTCTGTTGTGTATGATTTCCTTCGATCCGGGAGTTAGGAATATGATGTTCTTAACATCAGGATTTATCTGGTATATCCAATCCACAGCCTTGATTAACGATACCGATACTGTCTGTACCGTTGCGAACCCGCACATGATTGCTGATACATCGTTATTACCATACCCCAGGAATATGAAGTCCGCACGTTTTATGTCTTCTTCATACTTACCGATCTGCCTTAACAAACTATAACCGTCAACAGGGTATATCGAATACTCACCTATTGTCGTACCACTTACAGCTCTGTTCTGTACTCTGTGTTTAGTGATACAGTCTGTAAAACCGTACTCACTATTCTCGCCTGCGACAAGACTATCGCCAAAAAATAATAAGTTCATTCTGCCCTCCTAAAATAAGTTGTGTGTGCTTATAAACGTTTTACGACCTTTGTACTCATAGTTCTCAGCCCATTTCTGAACATACTTCGCACTCGCCAGTGCTCGTTCACTATGAGATACAGATAACTTCTCGATGTTCGTACCGATACTCTCGAAGTAGTCGTCTAACTTCTTTTTGATTTCCGCGGACTGTTCCCAATATGTCTGCGTTGCTGTCGGGTGAGACTTGTTCTCTTCGCTCACACCTAACTTGATACCGACACCAAAACTCTCTCCGAATATTGATCCCGGCATCCAAACTTGACCGTACGCTGATACCAACACCCAAGTCGTACTGTCGGCTGATGTGTATGGTAAACGTTCCAACATTTCAAGCGATGTAGCGCCGAAAGCATGTGTCTTTACATGAGGGTTTTTGCTTTGTTCAATGACTCCAAAACATTCAGCAGAAAAGTCGTACTTGGCTTTCAGCGATACATCGCCACGGGGTGACAATCCTATATACGGTATGTGACTACCGTCCGAGAATGTATAGTTGCAAAGGTTCTCTAACCATTTGAAGTCTTCTCCCTGATGAAATACAGGAACCAACTTGTCAGGATCTTTTGACCTTTCACGCATATACAAATAATTCTCCCAACTTAATTCAGGAGCTTCCAAAAAGTCCTTTGCGGTTTTAGGCATTAAATATACGCCGGGGATCTTATCGACCTGAACATATAACGTTATATCGTCCATGTGCTCGTTTGCAAAACCGATGTACTCTTCCAAGTCAAGTTCAATGCCTTTCGTGTGTGCAGAATGTGCTCCACTATCGACAAGTAGCTTACCTTCGGTCGGTGCATTAAACCTGTTAATTAACACACCTCGGTTATTGATCTGTGAGTACAACAAGGGCCAATTATTTTCCCATGCGTCCTTCATTATCGTCTTATCATCATACGATGCTAAATATAAATCGAACTTCATTTCTCCCTCCTAAAATAACTTGATACAGTTGTCTTTCTTTTCTTTCGGTGTTGTGTTCTCGTCAAACTCTATATCGGTGTTACGTTTAATATATAGTATCTTTTCACTTTTATTATAGTCCTTATTGAAATTACCCCAAGTGATTTTACCATTAGTCTGTCTCTGCAAACCATACTCCTTATACTTATCGCAGACTATATCCAAGTCGTGCATAAGTAACTTGTCCCTAGCTTTCGTGTCTTTACCGAATATGCTACTCTGGTCGAAACATAACGACTTCCGGATCCATGTATCCATTGTGTACCAATTAAGACCAGCGAGTAACCACTCTAAAAGGAACTCAACATCTTCACGACCTTCGCCTTTGCTAGCATCTGTGTTCGGATAATATATCTCTTTCCCACGATACTTTTTGATATTCCTGATTATCGAAGTTGCCGACCCACTATTCAATTCCCGGGGTTCGAACTTGTAATGGGTAAGGTTCGCCTTGTCTTCATAGTTGAGCTTTTTGTACGGGTGGTATTCAGGTTCTACCGCCGAGACAGCATCTATCATTGAGAACTTTTCATCGTTAGACATTATCTCCCAGATGAATTCCCGATAGTTGTAATACTCATAAGCCACCGTATCATCGTCACACAAGAATAACCAATCTTCATCTGAATTGTAAAACTTGTTTAGGATTACGTTTCGTGCTTTACCCGCACCGATACCGACAGGGTATCGTATGTATTCAACGTCCGTGCGACTACACTCATAATCACGATAATTTTGAGCGACAACGATTGCTTTACTTGAACCGAATATTGTATATAACCACTCAATTTGCTTACAAACCGCTGCAAATCGCTTCGTTCTCAAATCATTATCTGGTAAATAAGATATTACACCTATCATTACTTATCCTCACTTTCTATTATTCTGTCTCCTTTAATTTCTCTGCAAGGTATAAGTTCATTTCTGCAAGTCTGGCTTTCTGTGAATGTAACTGCGGACTTGTCTCGGGATCACCTACTATCTGAAATGACCTGTTCACATACCACTGTGCTTTAATCAAATCTTCTCTGCCATTCTTATGTTTCCATCTCCAAATGTATTTCCATGCGTTAAGCATACAGAAGTGTAACACCCATTCTCTACCAAATGCTATCTGCATGGCTTCTATACATTCCAAAGATGTTTCATTTTTATAGTGGTCGGGGTTTATATTATCTTTCATTCTTTACCTCACTTTCTCACACAATAGGATCTATAATAAATGTGTTATCTTTTATATAGATTAAACCATCTCGTTCTTCAAATACAGGTTGGTTATTGCCAAAACTATGAACTTCGTAACCGTCACAAACTATTGCTGTTTCGTGGTCTCCGATCTTGTCGGTAACATAGGCAACTAATGCACCTGTTTTTTCGTCTGTTATAACAACGTTCATTTAGACCTCCACACTATCGCCATACCATGCGTAACTACATTCTACATCACACGATATAGGCATACCTAAATCAACTGCCGCCTCGCACATACATTGTGCAAATAACTCCTTACACTCTTTTGCATTTTCAATGGGACATTCAGCTATAAACTCGTCATGTACGGGAACAAGTAAACGGAACCCAAGTTCTTTGAGACGCTTATTATTAAATATAGCAACCGCAGCCATTTTTGTCAAGTCCGCCGCACTTCCCTGAATACGACTATTGACACATTGTCTTGTTGCATCTGCTATTTTACCACCATTGTCCACAATGTGTATGCCTTCAAGTTTCGCCTGTTCAAATATCGGTCTCTTTTTGAAAGGATTTTTACGCAACAATGCTATATACTTACGTTGTAACTCTTCGGGAACTTCCGTTTCAACAACCTCATTATCAAACGACAAAGGATCTATATCACCATAACCTGGTTCCCAACTAAACTCAAACTCGTCTAATTGCATATCAGGCAACCTTCGTTTCCTGCCCCAAAACGTTGTTACATATCCCTCCGTTTCAGCCATTTCAATACTATCTTCTTCAAACTGTTTTATGGCAGGAAAACCCCTGAATACTCGGTCTTGTATTTGTTGGGCTTTTTGTTTTGTTGTATGAAGTTGCTCGGCAATAGAGTTGATTCCTCTACCATAAAGGATTCCAAGTAAAATACTTTTGGCACTACTTCGTCTTTCTTTTCCCTCTTTATTAGTAGTTCCATCGCTTCTGAACTCCAAGCACTCTTCATAAGGCTTGTTGAAAGCCAAACTTGCGATACTGGCATATAAATCCTTCCCTTCTTTATATGCTTTAATCATTTCGGGGTCACCGCACATAGCCGTCATTACCTTAGGCTCTTGTTGTGAGTAGTCCGAAGACATCAATATATAACCCGGTGTCGCAACAAACATTTTCCTTATGTCCTTATTATGACTTGGAATGTTTTGCATATTAGGATTATCACTTGACATACGACCTGTCTTAGCACCGTACTGATTAAAATTACAATGTATCCTACCTGTCTTTTCATTGATACATTCCGGAAGTTTGTCGATGTAAGTTGACAACAACTTCTCAGTTGCCCTATAATCAAGTATTGCCTTACATAACGGGTTATCAATCTTTTGTAATATCTCTACACCTGTACCACGTGGCGATTTATCATCTACGGGATCTATTTTCAGTATGTCATAGAACAAAATAGCCAACTGTGTGGGACTACCGATGTTTATGGGATCGGACAACTTATGATTTAGGTTCTTAAGTTTGTATGCTTCAATCTCGTCCTTATACATATCCAAGATCCTATAGAACTCGGCTAGATTTTCATCACGTATAGCCCTATATTTGTTAGACAATTCTTCAGCATACTCTAAATCAAATGCAACTCCTGTGTCCTCCATTTCGGATAATACCTTAATACAGGGCATTTCAATATTCCAAAATACGTCCGCAACCTTTTCCAAACCGTACTCGACACATAACGGATTGTCCTTTGTCAAATACGGAAGTTGCCACTCATACAATTCGAATGTATCAATGGCATCTCGTGCCGCATATATGTATCCTGTTTTTATCGGTACCTTATCGAACGTTATCCCATCAAACAGTTTGCCGAATGAAAACTCATCTTCTCTTCCTTCAAGTACATATTTGGAATGAAGTGTCTTCAAACCATGTGGCTCATTCTCGTTCAAACACATCGCCGCAAGATGAGCATCGAAGTAACATTCCAACGTTACCCCTAAATGATTTTTGATAACTCGGATATCGAACTTGGCATTATACATGATGACCTTTGCATTATCCTTAATCAACTTCATGCCTTGCGATATTACGTCCGGGGTAATCTGACCTTCAACTTCAACTCCCGTTATATAAGACACATGATTTATAGGTACATACACCGCCTTCATACCGGGTGTGTATAACGATATACCTACAATCTTATCACTTATGGGATCCAAACCTGTAGTTTCAGTATCAATGGCTACAATACCATTCTCGCAACATTTCTGAATATAATCATTGAATACGTCTGTGTCCATGATATATTCATAGTCATCTTTGTACTTGCCCAGCTTACTTTCGACAAGTGCATTGATACTCGCTATTCGTTCAAGTAACCCACCGCCCTTAATAACAGTTGAAGCAGACCGCTTGCTGTTTACTTTTGAAACAACCGCTTTGTCTGCTCCTCGTGTACTTCGTGACGATGGCATGTCAAATAAGTCTGCCATAATCACTCCTTATTAAAATGCTCTTCTTCTCTGACTCTGATCCGGGGTACGACGTATCGGCATTTCCTGACGTTCTTCTCTACGTGCCTGTGCCACGTTTGCACTATCACTCGGGAATGATCCTGTATCGAGATACTCGTTCATTTCCTCTGCTGTTTTGTCGAGGATTATTGTACCAAGCGGATCTGAACACTCTACCTCATCCATGTTGAACTCGGAGTTGTCGATAGGATAGAACTCATACGTTGTCTGCATATCGCCCTTCACACCGCTTCTCTCGATCTCAACAACCTCGTTGCATAACGGGTTGTAACGTGATGCCAAACTTGCAAGTCTCTGGAAGTATGCTTTCGAACGTTCCCAGATCTGTGCTTCCTGTGCGTCTTCATTCCATAACTTAATGAACAGCCTCGGTGTAACTTTGAGCTGTGCCGCACAAAACGGACACTTATCAAGGGGCTCGTTATACTCACGCAGACAATTAACATAACGTTCCTTATCACCTACCTGAACCCGGTGTACCGCATAACCTTCAACATCATCAATAGTCCTATAAAGGAATCTGACTTTGGCTGTATCTTTGTCATTTTTCAGCTGAAAGAATGAACTTCCTCCGCCCTGTGATCCGTAGTTGTCAGCATTGTCGAAATTAAATCTTGCCATTTTTGTTTTTCCTCCTGTTTGTGTTTTTGTCGTGTGAGAACTTGGGACCGGAGGTACTTTAGGTTGGTTATTGAAGGGGAACCAACCTAACCACTCGGAATAATTTTTTAGGGGGAGTTCCTCGTGGTCGATAAAGGGGATGCCCCTGGTCCCGTTAAACTCACGTTCAAGTTTTTCATTTAATATATAGTAAACCTAACAATTCTGTAAACCATTAAGTTTTACCCGTAAAGATTTTTCCATATTACTGATAGTCATTCTGGAAACGTTTAACTTCTCTGCGCAATATGCTCTGTCATACCCTTCCGACTCTAACAAACACAGCTGATATTCTTTTTGCGTAAGTGTGTCCGGAAGTAACACTTCAATAAGATTGTATGTGTCTTCAACACCGACATTTATCAGGTCGTTAATCGACTCCAGAATGCACTTCCTTTTCTTGCGGTTTAAGTTTTCAGTTTCCTCCCTTAACTTATTCTTATACACACGAGAAAAGTAGGTGATGAAC